TTATTCTAAAAATTCAATGCTAATTTTACCTTTCTTACCTTTGTTGTTATTAGCATTGCTATTCCAAACTATTTTTTTTATTATTGATTTAATAAAAATTTGCCTTTCAGTAGTATCTATTTTATCAAAGTTTTGTAGAAACTGATTTATATTAACCGTAAGCAACTTTATGTTTTCCCCATCAACTTCTGAAAACATCTTTTTCCTTTCTAATGCTAATAATTGTTCATTTAATCTTGAATTTTCATCAGCTAGGTTGTTTATTTTTTTAGATACTATATCAATAGCGGCTCCTTTTAAAAAGATTATTTTATCAGTTAGACTATTTATTTTTTCGTCATTTTTATTAATTTGTTTTTTTATATTTTTAATAGATTCTGTATAGTCTACATGTTTATTTTTTTGTTTTAAATAGCTTTCTAAGAGTTTGGGATTTAAGGAAATTTTTTTAAAAACATTAAGAACCTTTTTTTCTACTCCATCTACTCTCAACCACCTGGAGGTGCATTTGCTTCCCCCTTTCTTTTTAGAGCATACAAAATACAGATTTTTAGTACCATCCTTTTTTGCGTGACCAGTGTGTATATACATACCACTACCGCAGGAACATTTTACAAGGTGGGCTAAAAAACTATTACTTGAAATTCTAGGTTTGGCTTCCGTAGCACGATCTTTAAGGTTATTATTAGCTTTTATCCATGTTTTAGAATCAATTGGGGCCTCATGGTTAGATACGGCGGTAAACATTCCCTTGGCGTTAGATAATTTTTTACCTTTTTTCTTAGGACGACGGTTATATGATAAATAACCATTACCATTTAACTCACCAAAAACACTATAGCCAATAGATTTCAAATAATTTGCACTTAATTCATCAGATTTAACATAAGTTGGGTTACATAAAATGTTTGAAACTGTCTTGGGCGACATATTAAACATTTTCCCAATTTGATATGTAGTATATCCGTCTGCAGCTTTTCTAAATATAGAGATTATCAATTGTTTCTTTTCGGGAATTAATTCTAAATAAGATTCTTTCTTACCATTATCATTAATTATAGTTTTATTTTTATACCCAGTGGGGGGAGTTCCACCACTCCAACGACCTATTTTAGCAAGACCCTTCATGTTATCCCTAACTCTTTCTGCTATATTCATTCGTTCCATTTCAGCAAATGAAGCTAGTAACATCATCATCATTTTGCCAATTGGTGTACTAGGGTCAAATCCTTCTGTTATAGATACAAGTTTAACATCATGATTTTCTAATTCATCATAAATATTTACAAAGTCTACTATGTTTCTTGCAACCCTATCAACTTTATAAACTGCAATAATATCAAATTGTTTATGCTTCGCGAGTTCTAACATTCTTTGGAAGGAGGGTCTATTAATGTTACCACCGCTAAAACCCTCATCCTGGAATATTTCAAATAAACAGTCATCGTCTGCTCTATTAAAGTAAGTTTTGCACATATCTATCTGATTTTTTATGCTCTCTCCAGTATCTGTTTCTCTGGATTTACGAGAATATATAGCTATACGTTTCATTAATTTACCTCCTAGCTATTTCTAGATCTTTGACTTCTTATCATAGCAAATGTAGCATTTAATACACTTTCTATTTGCAACTTTTCAGTATCACTCAATTTAATATCATCAAGCACTAATTCATCACTTGTTAAGATAAGTTTAATAGTTTGCTCTATATCAGTTACTATGTATTCTTTATTCTCCTCTACATCCATAAGTCTATCAGTAGATATATTTAATGCGTTTGCTATTTTTTCTATAGTAGTAGAATTTAAGCTTTGCCTTTTACCATTTTCAATTTCACTTATAGTTGTTGTTCCTACTCTTGCAAGTTTGCTTAATTTATATGCACTTAGTCCTTTTTCAGTTCTTATTTTTTTTATATTTTGTCCTAGTATTGAAATCATTTTGCTACCTCCTAATATATTTCCGTTTACAAAACTATTATACAATTTTTATTTAATATAGTAAACAAAATATTTACGACATATTTCCGCAAGAGGAAATAAAAATGCAAGAACTATTTCCTTTTACAGAATTAAAATAAAGAGATTTTTGAAGTAAATTAAAGTAAATTAAAGAAAAAACAATATATTTTTAAAATAAAGGATATAGTTGGATTTGAATGTTGCCGTATTAGGGAATATAATTCAATTGTAATCCCGAATACGGAAATTACAGAAAGGGGGATATACGAAATGAACAAATTAAAAAAAATATTAGATACTAAAAAGATGTCAGTTTATAAACTAGCAAAGAAGGCTGATGTAGGACAAGCTACCGCACATGAATTAGTGCACGGTACTAGAGAGCCAAGGGTTTCTACAGCTAGAAAAATAGCAAGTGTATTAAATTGTTCTATTGAGGAAATATTTTTCGAGGAGGGGGAAAATGAAAATTAAAACTATTACTGTAAACGGTAAAAAAAGAATTATCATAATTAAGGATTAATGCATATTATATGAGTAAAAATGTATCAGGAGGTATATATGGATATAGATGATATAGAAGTAGAAGTAATAATGGGAGAAAATACTTCAAAAATATTTACCGAAGCACTTCTAAAACTATATGATAACAATGCCGCAAAGGTTTTAGGTTCTGATTTAAACGAATTTAAAAAGAACAAATGATAATTTTAAATACGTACAGATGTAAAGTAATTAACTTCAAATTTTATAAGGGGGTAACAAAATGAAAAAGATAAATCTAACTATAGAAAATGGACAACCTGTGGCAACAGAAATAAAAGCAGTAGAAATTAACGGACAAAGAGTTTTAACAACAGAGCAGTTAGCAGAAGTTTACGGTGTTGAGCCTATAAGAATACAGCAAGGGTTTATTAGGAATAAAGAAAAATTCCAGAAGGGTAAACATTATTTTAGATTAATAGGTGAAGAACTAAAAGAATTTAAAGCCAACTATCTTAAAGATAGTAGCCTTAAATATGCAAGTGAATTAATGTTGTGGACAGAACGAGGAGCGAACCGCCATTGCAAAATACTTGATACGGACAAGGCATGGGAGCAGTTCGACAACTTAGAAGAAACTTACTTTAGGGTAAAAGAAAATAAAGTAGAAGTAAATCAACTTAGTCCAGAATTACAAATGTTTAATAATTTATTTAAGGCATTAGCAACTACAGAACTAGAACAAAAGAAATTAAATGTGGCAGTACAAGAGACCAAAGAAGAGGTACAAGCTATTAGAGATGTAGTTAAATTAGATACTACATCATGGAAAGAAGATTCTACTAAGTTAATAAATAAGATAGCTCAAAACTTTGGTGGTTTTGAATATATTAGAGAAGTAAGGAAAGAGATTTATACATTATTAGATAAAAGAATGGGCGTGAATTTAGAGCAAAGACTTACTAATAAACGTAGAAGGATGGCAGATGAAGGAGTGTGTAAGTCCAAAAGAGATAGGTTAAATAAAGTAAGTGTAATAGGTGATGATAAGAAGCTTATAGAGGGCTATGTGTCAATAGTTAAGGAAATGGCTATTAAATATGGAGTAAAAGCTCAGAGGGGGTGTAGATATTGACCACAATAGGACAAGCTATAACAACACTATATAGTCTGATTGCAATTACAGCTCTTATGATACTAGATTTAAAAAGATTACTAAAAGAAAATAAGGGAGGTTGGATAATAGTTGCTTTATCCCCAGTATTTATATTACTTGTAAATATAATTTAGGTGGTGATAAAAAATTGAATAAAGCTAAATGCCCAGATTTTCAAAGTAGATCCAATGGTCGCAAATATTATATTAAATGCTTTCATAAAAGGGGCAGACTAGAATTTACAAGCACAGAATCCAGAACAAAATATTTTCAACGATATTGTTGCAGCAATTATAAGAAATGCAACAGATATAAAGTAATAAGGAGGTGAGGTATAAATGATTAATGCTGAGGAACATTTGGGGATTGTATATCTTATTACAAATAAAAGATATAAACAATTTAAGCATAAATACTCCTATGAAGATTTATTTCAAGAAGGATGTTTAGGTCTTATGAAAGCCGCAAATAGATTTGATAGTAGCAGGAGGATAAAGTTTAGCACATATGCTTATCCTTACGTAGATGGACAAATCTTAAGAATGATAGAAAGTGATAAATGGTACGGCAAAAATAGAAAAGAGAGGTTAGAGGGTATCGTTCCGTATAGTTTAGATGCAGCTATAGATGGGCTTGATAATGAAATAGCCTATATAGATTCAATTGGAAATTATGATTTAAACTTTGAAAAAATAGAAATAAAAACTTTAATAGACAGCTTACCAGAAAAATTAAAAGAAATTATGGAAATGTATTATATGCAAAGTTTTACTCAAGCAGAAATAGCCAGGAAAATTGGTTGTTCTAGAAGTAATGTTACCAGATTAAAAATAGAGGCACTAGATTATTTAAGATTTCAAGTAAACAGCATAAAAAAAGAGATGGCTTAAGCCACCAATAAATTTAATTAAAAAACCTAAATACAGTATAGCAGAAAGGGGCTAGATAAGCAATTGAATAAAAAAGTAGCTATGGTTAAGTTTCCAAGAGGAAGTTTTGACCAAGAGTATTCTTATAAAACAGACATAGAGGACTTAAAAAATGGTGATGTATTAGTTGTAGAAGCTAATAATTCATATTCAATAGCAATATTTCAGAGGTATTCAGAAACTAAAAGCAGAGTAGAGCAAGCTACTAAATGGGTAGTTCAGAAAGTTGATATAGAAAGTCATGAAGCAAAAATGTTTCTAGGAGGATCTGATTAATGGACAAGAACTATGAAATTATCCAGGACATTTTATTTAGAGCTATTCAAATTACAGTTACTCAAAAGCATGATGTGTCTTGGGAATTTTATCCCCTAACTAGAACCTTAAGAATATCTATCCCGTTCAATAATGGAAGCTTAATAAAAACATATGGTGTAAAAGTTGAAGATACAGAATGCTTAAAAATTATTCAAAAAGAATTAATGGGCATTCAAACTAACAATTTAGAAGATGACTTTCTTGGTGATTAAACCATTTAATAAAAATGTTAATAAATTTAAGGAGGAAAAATAATTATGAAAATTACAGCAGAATTTAATTCAAATGAGGAGTTATTAAATTTTATTAGTACTTTTGGTGCTAATACTATACAGAAAATAGAGCCTAAACAAGTAGGACAAGCATCTACAGAAAAGAAAGAGGTAATCAAGGAAACTTCTAAAAAAGAAGTTAAGAAAGATATTAACAAGGAGGAATCTAAATCAGTAGAACCATCTAAGCAAGATACTAAGAAAGAAAAAAATCCACCAGCAGAACAAACTAAGAAAGAAGATAAACCAGTAGAAGAACCTAAAACTGAGATTACAAAAGAAATGGTAAGGGCAGTATTTACAAAGTTAATACAAGCAGGTAAGCAGAAAGAAGCTAAGGAGATAACCGCAAAATATGGTGCTAGCAAACTGCCTGAATTAAAAGAAGAACACTATGCTGCAGTAATAAAAGAAGTGGAGGCCTTACTATAATGCTTACTTTGGAGGAAGCTATTAAGAGTGGTAAACCTTATATAAAATTTAAGGAGTGGAATAAATTTATTCCATGGGAATTAGCTTTAAGAGCAGTAGGAGCTAGTGGAAGGCAAAGAGTATTAGAATTTCTAAATGGAAAAGTGTGGGAGGTAAAAGAATAATGACAAAGCATGCAATACTTAGTGCTAGTGGGGCAAGTCGTTGGCTTGCATGCCCACCTAGTGCAAGATTAGAACAAGATTTCCCTAATAAAAGCAGTGAATTTGCTAAGGAAGGAACTTTAGCACATGAATTAGGAGAGTTAGGTTTAAAGAAAAACTTAGAACTTATATCCACAAGAAAATATAATTCTGAGTTCAAGAAAATAGAGGTGGACAAACTATTCACAAAAGATATGCCAGATTATGTAGAAGTTTATGTAGATACCTGCATGGAGAAAGTTGCAGAAGCTAAGGCTAAAACACCAGATGCATTATTTAAAATAGAACAAAGATTAGACTTTAGTGAATGGGTACCTGATGGTTTTGGTACTGGGGACTTTGTAATAATTGCAGATGGAACAATGGAAATATGTGATTTGAAGTATGGTAAGGGTGTTCCCGTAAGTGCAGTTAATAATAAGCAAATGAGATTATATGCATTAGGAGCTATAGCAGAGTTTAGTTTTTTATATGATATAGAAAATATAAAAATGACAATTATACAACCTAGGTTAGATTCTATATCTACAGATGAAATGAAAGTAGAAGAATTACTTAAGTGGGCAGAAGAAGAATTAAAGCCTATAGCTAAATTAGCCTATGAAGGTAAAGGAGAATTTTGCGCAGGAGATCACTGTAAATTCTGTAGAGCTAAAGCAGTATGTAAGGCTAGAGCTGATAAGAATATGGAACTAGCTAAGTATGATTTTCAAGAGCCAATTACCTTAGACAATAATGATGTAGCCTTTATTTTAGGTAAAGCTGACGAACTCATTAACTGGGCTAAAGATGTACAAGAATATGCATTAGAACAAGCTTTACAGGGTGAGGAGTTTGACGGATTTAAGGTTGTTGAAGGTAGAAGTAATAGAAAGTGGACTGATGAAGAGAAAATAGGAAAAATACTTTTAGGACAAGGATTCTTAGAAGATATTATATATACTAAAAAACTTACAGGAATTACAAATATGGAAAAAGCTATAGGTAAGAAAGAAGTTACTAAGTTATTAGGTGATTATATTATAAAGCCACAAGGCAAACCAACTTTAGCAACTATAACAGATAAAAGACCAGTTTATAATTCTGCTGAAGCAGATTTTAAATAAAGAGGTATCTTATGTATATGGATTATGTAGAAGAAGAGATACAAAAAGAAAATTATTATAAAGAGGAGAGATTAATTATGATAAAAGCAAAAAGAACAGGAACAAAGGTAACTACAGGAAAGGTTAGATTAAGCTATGCAAATTTATTCGAACCAAGAGCAATGGAGGGACAAGAGCCAAAATACGGCGTAAGTGTAATAATTCCTAAGACCGATATAGAGACATTAAAAGCTATAAAAGAAGCAGTAGCAGAAGCTAAAGAACAGGGCAAGGGTAAGTTTGGTGGTAAAGTACCTGCTAATTTAAAAACTCCACTTCATGATGGTGATATAGACAGGCCAGATGATGAAGCCTATGCAAATTGTTATTACTTAAATGCTAACAGCAAAAATAAACCTGGAATTGTTGATAAAAATGTACAACCTGTATTAGATGCTACAGAAGTATATAGCGGCTGCTATGCAAGACTTACTCTTAATTTCTATGCTTACAGTGCAAGTGGTAATAAAGGTATCGCTTGTGGACTAGGTAATGTTCAAAAGTTAGAGGAGGGTGAACCTCTTGGAGGGTTCACAAGAGCAGAGGACGACTTTGATTCTGTAGAAACTGCAGAAGATGATTTTTTAGGCTAAAACATATAGGGTGAGTACTAAACTCACCCTTAATTATACAATAATTCATAATTTAAAATTATTGTGAATGGAGTAATAGAAATGAAAAAATTATTTATAAAATGTAATGATAAAAGCAAAGCAACTTATACTATGAAAGATTTTGTAGACCATATGGAATATGTAAATAAATATATTAATAAAAGTTATGTGGAATCTATCATTTTACAACAATATCCAAAGAAAGATAATAAGCCAATAATATATAAATAATATCACAATTCAAAGATTGGAGGTTTAGAAATGAATAGTAGAGAGTTAATGCCTATAATGAAAAAATATGAGAAGTGTCCTAAATGTGGAAATAATAAAATTGGTAATGGTGAAGGTGGAATAATAGTTGAAGATGATACTTATACAAGAACTTGTAAATGTGGTTTCAAAATAACTGTAGATGAAAATAGCAAGAAAGTTAATTTATAAATCCAATACTACTAAGAAAGATGGTGATATTTATTGATACTTTATCTATAGATGTTGAAACATATAGCAGTATGGATATAAAGACTTCAGGTGCTTATAAATATTGTGAATCTCCTGATTTTGAAATATTACTATTTGCTTATGCTTTTAATGATGAACCAGTACAAATAGTAGATTTAGCAAATGGAGAAAAATTACCTTCAAATGTATTTTATGCCTTAACAGATCCAAACATTATAAAAACTGCATTTAATGCTAACTTTGAAAGAAATTCAATAAAGAATCAATACCCAGCTTTATGCCCACCAGAACAATGGGAATGTACCATGGTAAAAGCTTTGACACTAGGGCTACCAAGTTCCTTGGATATGGTTGGTAAGGCTTTAAAGTTTGAAGAGGATAAGCAAAAGATGAAAGAAGGTAAGGCTTTAATACAATATTTTTGTAAGCCTTGTAAACCTACTAAAACCAATGGTAAGAGAACTAGGAATCTTCCAGAACATGATATGGAGAAATGGGAAACTTTTAAAGAATACTGTAAGCGAGATGTTGAAGTAGAAAGAGAAATAAGAAATTTATTAAATAGATATGAAACTAAAGTAGAAGAACAAAAATTATGGCAGCTGGACCAACACATAAATGATAGAGGTATTGGTACTGATTTAATACTTATAAAGCAGGCTATTGAATGTGATACAAACTATACTGAAAGATTAACAAAGGCTGCTATTGAACTTACAGGGCTTGAAAATCCAAACAGTCCTACACAAATAAAAAAATGGATTGGCGAAAGGCTTGGAAGAGAGGTAAAGTCATTAACTAAAACAAGTATTCCAGGACTTATTGAAGAAGCTACGTCTTTAAATAAAAGTGAAGTTATAAAAATGTTAGAACTAAGGCAACTAATGGCCAAAACTTCTATTAAGAAATATGACACAATGCAAAATGCAAGATGTAAAGATGGTAGAGTAAGAGGTTTATTACAATTCTATGGAGCTAATAGAACGGGGAGATGGGCAGGAAGATTAGTACAAGTTCAAAATCTACCTCAAAATCATTTACCGGATCTAGACAACGCTAGGAATTTTGTTAGAGAGGGAAAATTTCAGGAAGTAGAATTTTTATTTGATAGTGTTCCAGATACATTAAGCCAATTAATAAGAACAGCTTTTATACCTAGAGAAGGTAATAGATTTATAGTATCAGATTTTAGTGCTATAGAAGCTAGGGTTATCGCTTGGTTTGCTGGAGAGCAATGGAGATTAGATGTTTTTAGTACACATGGGAAAATATATGAAGCTTCAGCTAGTCAAATGTTTAAGGTAGCTATAGAAAGTATAAAAAAGGGTTCAGAGTTAAGGCAAAAAGGAAAAATAGCAGAATTGGCACTTGGGTATGGTGGAAGTGTTGGAGCTCTTAGTTCAATGGATAGAAAAAAAAGTATTCCAGAAGAAGAACTTCCTGGACTAGTTAAAAGTTGGAGAAATGCTAATCCTAATATAACTAAATTTTGGTGGGATGTAGATAAGGCTGCTAAGAAAGTTATAAGAGAAAGAACTACGGTGAACTTACAATACGGACTTAAATTTATATATGATCCAGGAGTTTTATTTATACAATTGCCTAGTGGAAGAAAGCTAAGTTATATAAGGCCAAAGATAGAACCGCATGAAACCTTTAGTGGGGATAAAATCACCTATGAAGGTATGGAACAAACGTCTAAACAATGGAAAAGAATAGATACTTATGGCCCTAAACTAGTGGAGAATATAGTACAAGCTACATCTAGAGATTGTTTAAGAGAAGCTATGTTTAGAGTAGATAAAGCAGGATATGACATAGTAATGCATGTGCATGATGAAGTTGTATTGGATATACCAAAAGATAGGGCTACAGTTAAAGAAATAAATGAATTAATGGGCCAGCCTATAGAATGGGCTCCGGGATTACCTTTGAAAGCTGATGGATATGAATGCAATTATTACCAAAAGGATTAGGACGGAATATGAAATAAATACGACGTAAATGAGGTGAAGTAGTGAAAGAGTTAATTATAGATAACTTCGCAGGTGGAGGCGGAGCAAGTACGGGTATAGAACTAGCTACTGGGAGAAGCGTAGATATAGCGATAAATCATGACCCAGCTGCTATATTAATGCACAAGACTAATCATCCTGCAACAAAACATTATTGTGAATCAGTTTGGGAAGTAGATCCTGTAGAAGCAGTAGGGAATAATAAAGTGGCATTAGCTTGGTTTTCACCAGATTGCAAACACTTTAGTAAGGCTAAAGGAAGCAAACCTGTAGATAAAAATATACGAGGATTGGCGTGGGTAGCTGTAAAGTGGGCGAAGTTAGTTAAACCAAGGGTGATAATGCTAGAAAACGTTGAGGAATTTAAAACTTGGGGACCATTAAAAGAAGATGGTAAGGGTAACTTATATCCGGACCCTAATAAGAAAGGACAAACTTTTGAGTTATTCAAGAAGGCACTAGAGAAACAGGGATATAAGGTGGAATTTAGAGAGCTAAGAGCCTGTGATTATGGAGCACCAACTACTAGAAAAAGATTTTTTATGATAGCAAGATGTGATGGTAAACCTATAGTGTGGCCGGAGTCAACTCATGGTGATCCAGAACAAATAGAAGTTAGATGCGGATTATTAAAACCTTGGAGAACAGCAGGAGAAATAATTGATTGGAGTATTCCATGTCCAAGTATTTTTACTAGAAAGAAACCACTAGCAGAAAATACACTTAGGAGAATAGCAAAAGGATTTCAAAAGTTTGTAATAGATAACGCTAATCCATTTATAGTAAGAATTGGCCAAACTGGATTTGCAAAAGATGGGTTACAGTATGAATTAGATTCACCACTTACAACTATAACAACTAAAGCAGAACATTTACTAATAGCTCCATTTTTAACAAGTTATCATTCTGAAACTCAACAAGGAGAAGTTAGAGGATTAAGCTTAGATAATCCAATTCACACACTAGATACTTCTAATAGGTTTGGATTAGTTGCAGCCTTTATTACAAGACAGTTTAAAAGTTCAATAGGCCATAAAATAGATGAACCATTAGCAACAGTTACAACAGTAGACAAATCTAATTTAGTAACTGCATTTTTGCTAAAGTATTACGGAACTGACATAGGACAAAAAATAAATGAGCCGCTTCATACAATTACGACTAAAGATAGATTCGGACTTGTAACAATCAAGGGAGAAGATTATCGAATAATTGATATTGGTATGAGAATGTTGCAACCACATGAATTATTTAAAGCTCAAGGGTTTCCGGAAGATTATATTATAGACCATGATTATGAAGGAAGTGTATATCCAAAGACTAAACAAGTTGCTAGGTGTGGAAATGCAGTTCCGCCACCATTTGCAAAAGCATTAGTGGAGGCTAATTTGCCTGAATTATGTAAAGATAGAAAATCAGAAAAAGTTAGTTAAGTCACAATTCAAATATATTAACAAAATAATCAAGGCAGGAGGATAAGAATGTATTATAAATTTACAGATACAGAAATTAAAAAACTTCTTAAAGAAAAGTTTATGATTTTATATGATACAAGAGAGCAAAAAAATCAACATATACTAAATTATTTTGATGAAAAGAAAGTTAAATATAAAAGGAAAAAGATAGATGAGGGAGATTATACAGCTATTATTACTAAGTTGTGTAAACTAAACTTGGTATGTTCATTAGTAATAAATATAAGAAGTAATTAATTCGTAATACAAATAAATTATTATAAGGGAGAATTTAAGTGAAAGAAATATTAAATGCAAATTTAGAAGTTAAAGTATTTAAATATGAATCAGAAAAGGAACTGAATAAACATAAAGATAAAATGTTGAAAGATGGTTGGAAATGTACAAGAAGTGGGCAATACAATCTTAGTCCGGTAAGTACAATAACAGCATTTTGTAATGAAAAGAATTGGTATTATGTAGCTGAATTTAATAAGAAAAATGAATTTATAAATATAAATAAACCTACTTCATATGAAAGTGAGGCATACTGGTTTACTATTTATGAACCAGAAGATTAGTACACATTTTAAATAAAAAATTTATAAGGAGAGTGTAAAAATTATGGATAAAATTAGAGATATTTTAATAAATGAGGCAGTACTTCATGTACTAGACAATAATTCAGATGAACCTATATTAAATAATTATAAAATAGCCCTTACTGATGAGGTGTATAAATTTATTTTAAGTCATACTGAAAGGATACTCAAAGATAATGATTTAAAATATGCAACATTTAAAGAAAGTAGTACTGCGATAAGAGAAACTAGCCAGGAGTATTTAAATGGACAGAGTGATTTGCTTGGAGCTTCAAATTGTATAGCTAATAACTTATTTAGTTTTATGAAATCTGATATTAATATACCATCTTGTAATTTATTTGTTGTATCTATTAGTACTGAATATGGTCCTATGTTAGGAATACTTAAGCTTGATTATATTAAACAATATGCGCATGAGATTGATTTTATTGATGATAATGTAGTAATTAGGATAACACCTACAACAACGGGGTTACCAGCAACTAAAAAAGTTCAAAAGGCTGCTTTTATTAGACCTATATGTAATGACCAAGAGTATAATCTTTTGGTACTTGATAAAGTTAAAAGTAAGAAAAGTGATGAATACGGAACTGACTATTTTACAGAAAAATTCCTTGAATGCCTATTAATTGATAATGATAGAGATAATACAAGGGTTTTTATGAATGCAGTAGAGAATTGGACAAGAAGTAATTTAAAAGAAGATGCAGTAAAGGCAGAGGAAATAAGAAGTTTTGCTAAAAGTGAACTTAGAGAAAATGAAGAAATAGACATATATAATTTTGCTTCAAAGATTTTACCTTTTGAAGAAAGTAAGAAAGATTTTATTGCTTATATGCAAGCTAATGATATTGAAAAGGTAAAAGTTGATAAAGAATACTTAGAAAAAAGACTTAGTAGATTAAAACTTAAAATAGATAGTAACATTGAAATTAGTATAACTGAAGAAGCTTATAAAGATATTAATAGATTTGGCATTCAAAATAATGGGGATGGATCCATAACCTTTATGATAAAAAATGTAGATAGATATGTAGAGAAATAAGGTTAAATAAAAAGAACATTCTTTTATATAGAAAAGAGGTGATACCTTGGAGGCCTATAAAACAGAAGATAAACCTAAGATTAAATATGACGGATCCATAGCTATAGCTACTGGGAAGAGTAGAAAAGAAACTCATTGGAAAAATAAAAATATTTTATGGTCAGAGTTAGTTGGAAAGCTGAGTAATACTACAAGAACACCTGAAACTTATGCGGAATATAAGAAAATGGCTAAAACTGAAAAAGATATGATTAAAGATGTAGGTGGGTTTGTAGGTGGTGGCCTTAAGAATGGTCGTAGAAAAGCAGAGAACGTTCAGAATAGAACATTATTAACTTTGGACTTAGACTACGTTAAGGGTGATATATGGTCAAGCATAGAGTTATTATGGGATTTTTCAGTAGCTATGTATTCAACTCATACTCATGCAGCAGATAATCAAAGATTAAGATTAGTAATTCCTATAAGTAGACCAGTACTTCCAGATGAATATCAGGCTATATCTAGGATGATAGCTAGTGATCTAGGAATAGATCAATTTGATGATACAACCTATGAACCTAGTAGATTAATGTATTGGCCAAGTACTTCAAGTGATGGAGATTATATCTTTAAAATCCAGGATGAACCGTGGTTAAATCCTGATGAAATATTAGCTAGATATACTTTTGGGTGGCAAGATGTAAGTTATTGGCCAGAAAGCTCAAGAGCTAGGGCAAAATTAAATAATGCAATAAAAAAGCAAGAAGACCCATTAGAAAAGAAAGGTATTATAGGGGCATTCTGCAGAACCTATACAATAACTGAAGCTATAGCAGAATTTTTAAATGATATTTATGTACCTGGTGCAGATGAAACCAGGTACACATATGCAGAGGGTAGCACTACAGGCGGGGTTGTAGTATATGAGAATAAATTTAGCTATAGCCATCATGGTACGGATCCAGCTAGTAATACTCTATGTAATTCCTTTGACCTAGTTAGAATTCATAAGTTTGGCCATTTAGATGATGAGGCTAAACCAGATACTCCAGCCAATAGAATGCCATCTTTTACTAGAATGAGTGAGTTTGCTAGTTCTGATGAAAAAGTAATGCAGACTTTAGGAAAAGAAAGAATGGAAAAAGCTCAAGAGGATTTTGGTATTGTTGAAACCGAGGAAGTAGATACAGAATGGCTAAAAAAAATTACTTATACAGAACAAGGCAAGGTAAGAAGTACTATTAGTAACTTTTTATTAATAATAGAAAATGACCCAATGCTTAAAGGGAAGATAGCCTATAATGAATTTTCCAACAGAGCTGTAGTTATTGGCCAACTTCCTTGGAGAAAAAAAGATAATGGATCAGATTGGAATGATACAGATGACAGTGGATTAAGAGAATTTATTGAGAAATATTACAGTATTTCAAGTACTGCAAAATGCGCTGATGCTTTAGCACTAGTTTTTGAAAAATATTCATTTCATCCCATTAAAGAATATTTAAATAGTCTTAAATGGGATGGTAAAGAGAGAATAAACACTTTATTAATAGATTATCTCGGTGCAGAAGATAGTAATTATGTAAAAACAGTTACAAGGAAAACACTAGTAGGAGCAGTGGCAAGAATTTTTATTCCAGGAATTAAATTTGATACTATGCTTGTTTTAAGTGGACCACAGGGAATAGGTAAAAGCACTATAATAAAAAAACTAGGTAAGGATTGGTATAGTGATAGTTTGACAACCGTAAGTGGTAAAGAAGCTTATGAACAACTTCAAGGTTTTTGGTTAATTGAAATGGGAGAAATGACAGCAACTAAAAAAGCAGATATTGAAGCAACAAAACATTTTTTATCTAAACAAGAGGATATTTATAGGGTGGCTTATGGTAGAAGAACAAGCCGTTTCCCAAGACAATGTATATTTATAGGTACTACTAATGATAAAGAATTTTTAAGAGATAAAACAGGTTCTAGAAGGTTTTGGCCAGTTGATGTAGGTACTCAAAAACATAATAAATATGTATGGAGTGATTTAACAGATTATGAAATCAATCAAATATGGGCCGAAGCTGTGGAACTATGGAAAAATAAAGAACCTTTAAATTTAAATAATGAAGAGAAAAAAGAAGCCGAAAAACAGCAAGATGCGCATAGTGAAGAAAGCGCAAAAACTGGATTAATTGAAGAATATCTTAATAAGCTATTGCCTGATGATTGGTATAGTTTAGGATTATCTGAGAGAAGAAATTATATACAAGGTACTGATTTTGGAGAAATCCCGGAGGGTAATTTAAGGCGAGATAAAACTTGTGTTATGGAAATATGGGTAGAACTTTTCAACGGAGATCCTAAACAGCTTACACCATTACACAGTAGAGAAATTAACGATATTTTAAAAGGGCTTAAAGGATGGGAAAGACATAAAAGTAAATTGAGATTTGGTAAAGTCTATGGTATTCAAAGAGCTTATATACGTAAAATTTAGCGTTACCAAAGTTAAATTAAAGGATGTTACCAATGTTACCATTAAAAATCACTTTGGTAACGCTTTTGGTAACACCTTAAAGCTAGATATATCAATGCTTATATAGCTAGTGTTACCAATGTTACCAAAATATTATATATAAGTAGTATTTATATAATTAGGCGTATACGTATATATACCCATATGCCTAATAACACGGATATATATTATATAGAAACTTTGGTAACATGGTAACACCTAAAAATTGGAAGGTGATTTAAATAGAAGAATCAAGGATTGAAAAAAGGCTTAAAAAAGAAATTGAGAAGTTAGGTGGTAAGGCTTTAAAGTTTGTAAGTCCAGGAGTGTCAGGAGTGCCTGATAGGATTGTTTTATTACCAGAAGGAAGGATTATTTTTGTAGAGCTTAAAGCACCAGGTAAAAAACCAAGACCTATACAAAAATATAGGATTAAGGAATTAAGATCTTTAGGATTCAGAGTTGAAATTATAGATAGTATTGAGAGGATAAATAATTTTGTAGAGGGGATTAAAAATGAGTGAAAGAAAAGAAGAGATAAGTTTTATAATGGAAGTGATCCATAAGTTATGTGTTGAATTTAATATAGCATTAATACCATGCGAAACTAAAAAAGGTACTAAATATGTTGGAATTTTTGATAATACTAATGGTAAAGAATATGTAATGATTAGGGATGAGTAATTATGGATTTTAAACCTTGGAGTTACCAAGAATATGCAATAAAGCACATAATAAATAATCCAGCAGCAGGTCTATTCCTTGATATGGGAATGGGGAAAACTATCAGTACATTAACTGCAATAGATAATTTATTATTTCTTGGAGATATAAATAAAATTTTAGTAATAGCGCCCTTAAGAGTAGCAGAAGATACTTGGAGTACAGAAGTAGATAAATGGGATCATATTAGTCATTTAAGAGTATCAAAAATCTTAGGAACTAAGAAACAGAGAAGAGAGGCTTTAATGAAAGATGCGGATATTTATGTAACTAATAGAGAAAATATAGATTGGTTAGTTAATGAATGTTTTAGTAGTTGGTTATGGGATATGGTAGTTATAGATGAGTTAAGTTCTTTTAAATCTTCTAAAGCTAAAAGGTTTAGAGCTTTAAAGAAAGTTAGGCCATACTTTAAAAGGATAGTAGGACTTACTGGTACACCAGCACCTAATAGTTTAATAGATTTATGGCCACAAATTTATTTGTTAGATGGTGGTAAAAGGCTAGGAAAAACTATTACAAGTTATAGACAGCAATATTTTAATCCAGGAAGAAGAAATCAATATGTAGTTTATAACTGGGAGCTAAAAGAAGGGGCAGAAGAACAGATCCATAAAAAGATAGGTGATATTTGTATTTCCATGATGGCCAAAGATTATTTAGATATTCCTGCAAGAATTGACAATGTCATAAATATTAATTTGCCAAAACAATCTATGGATAAATATAAGCAACTAGAAAAGGATCTTGTAATAGAATTAGGAGAAGATGATATAACAGCTACAAATGCAGCAGTACTTACTAATAAGTTATTACAAATGTCTAATGGGGCAATATATTCAGAGGACAAGTCTGTGTTAGAAATTCATGAAGAAAAATTAAAAGCTTTATTAGATATTATAGAGGCAGCCAATGGTAAACCAGTTTTAATATTTTATAGCTTTAAGCATGATTTTGATAGAATAGTTAATTTCTTAAAAACTAAAAAGTTAAATGCAATAGGATTAGAGGATTCAAAGGATATTAAAAAATGGAATAATGGAGAAATACCTATACTTTTAGTACACCCAGCTTCAGCAGGGCATGGATTAAATCTTCAATATGGTGGCAATATTATTGTTTGGTTTGGGCTTACATGGAGTTTGGAGTTATATCAACAGGCTAATGCAAGACTTCATAGACAAGGACAAAAGGAAAGCGTTATAATACATCATCTAGTAAGTAAAGATACTGTAGATGAAGATGTTATAAAAGCTTTAGATAGTAAAGAAGTTAATCAGAACGTATTACTAGAAGCAGTAAAAGCAAGATTAAAGGAAAGTAGGTAAATATCGGTATGAAACTATTAATGCAAGTACTTAGGAAGAATGACAAGCTTAAAATAGATAATACAACAATAACATCAAAAGAATTAATAACTAAGATTACAGAAGAATATAAGGAGGTAATCGAGGCTATACAAAAATATGAAAATAATAAAAGACTTATTAACTTAAAAGATATAATTAGAGAAACTTATGATTTAATACAAATGTGTATACTAGTTTTATGGAAATGCCACAGAAAAGCCTTAACATTAGATGAACCTAATTTAATAAAAGAACTCAATGAAGAGCATAGGGTTAAGTTGATAGATGAAAGAAAATGGACATCAAAAGCTAATATTGACATAGAATTAAAAGAACAGGAGGGGCTATATTGTGGAACAAAATAATATAACATATGAAGAAGCTGTTAAAATTGGAATTAGGGAAGGCATAAAATATATAAAAGAACAGGAATATCATAAGACAACAAAAAGATATGATAGACGTTTAAGAAATACTAGATTATTACTTAAACACTATAGAACATTGAATATCCATAATAAAATAGCAAATAATGCAGTAAGACAAGTTAATGAAGAAAATGCAATTGATATACTGGACGAAATAGATAGTATTAATGATGAAGAACAATATGTACAAGCTATATGTAGAACTAAAATAAGAACTTTGATAATAATAGAGCATATGAATAAAGCAATAAGCTACTATCAATCTATATGTAAAAATGAAGGTAAAAACAAAGAAAGAAGATATAATATAATAAAATATATTTACATGGATTCGCCAGGAAATAGTAACACACCAACTTATGAGGAGGTAGCAGAGCATTTTAATATAAATGTTAAAACAGTTAGTAGAGATATAAAGTCGTCTATTGAAGATTTGAGTGTATTATTTTTCGGAATTGATGGGATAAGATTATAAAAAATGTCCTTTATGTTATATAGATAAAGCCCTTGAATTAGCCATTTAAAGTAAAATACGAGTAGAAAATCATGTCCTTTTTATATGGATTGACGTACTTAAGCTAATATTATAATATGGTATTGAGAAAAAATATATAACTACAAAAATGTGTTTATGTACTAAAAGCACTTAGATTAATTTCTAGGTGCCTTTTTTATATTTATAAAGGAGGTGGCATTAATGGCCAAGTTAACACATAAGCAAAAGAAATTTTGTGATGAATATTTAATAGACCTTAATGTCACACAAGCAGCAGTAAGGTCAGGTTATAGTAAAAAATATGCTATGGCTCATGCTTATGAATTATTAGATAAACCAAAGATAAAAGAATATATAGATAAGAAAATCAAAGATAGAGAAAAAAGAACAGAAATAACTCAAGACTTTGTTTTAAAGGAACTTTATGCTATAGCTAAATCTAATGGTTCTAATTATGCTAAAGTGGTTCAAAAGTCTTATATAAAGCCTGTATATGACAAAGAAGGCAATAAGATAGATGAAGAAGAAGTATTTTACAAAGATGTTGAACTAACATTGACAGATGATTTACCAGAAGATAAAAAGAAAGCTATAGCAGCTATTAAACAAACTAAATTTGGAATAGCAGTTGAAAGTTGTGATAAAGTAAAGGCCTTAGAATTATTAGGTAAGCACCTAGGTATGTTTAAGGATAAAGTTGAACTAAGTGGAGATATGAATGTAAATAATCCTTTTCAAGATTTAACTACAGAGCAGCTATTAAAATTAGCTGGTGAAGAAGATGGATAAAGAATTAATACAATTAGGAGCAAAGATAGAACTTGCAAGACGTAAGTTCTTTTTTTATTGCAATTTAAAAGCACCAGATTTTTATAAACAAAATAGAACATATCTAATAGAACTATGTAATGAATTTCAAGAGTTTCTTTCTTCAGATGAGGAAGTAATGATAGTAAATGAACCTCCTAGACACGGCAAATCAAGAACAGCAGGGTTATTTGTTGAATGGGTTCTTGGTAATAATCAGAATGAAAAGATAATGACAGGATCATATAATGAAACTTTATCTACTATGTTTTCTAAGAATGTAAGAAATTCCATCCAGGAAGAAAAAGCAGATAAATATAAACCAGTATTTAGTGATGTATTTCCAGGAGTAAGAATAAAACACGGTGATGGAGCTATGAACCTATGGAGCTTAGAAGGTGGATATAATAACTACTTGGCCACTTCTCCAACAGGTACAGCCACAGGATTTGGAGCTTCACTGTTAATTATAGACGATTTAATTAAAAATGCTGAAGAAGCTTATAATGAAGCAGTATTAGAAAAACATTGGGACTGGTTTACTAATACCATGTTATCTAGACTTGAAGAAGGTGGAAAGATAATAATCATAATGACTAGATGGGCCAGCGGTGATTTAGCTGGCAGGGCGTTGGATTATTATAGAGAACAGGGTATAAAAGTTAAACATATTTCTATGAAAGCATTAGTTAATAAAGAAAAGAAGGAAATGCTTTGCCCTGAAGTTTTAAGTTATAGGAGCTATATAAATAAAGTAAAAGCTATGGGTGAAGATATAGCCAGTGCTAACTATCAACAGGAACCTATAGACTTAAAAGGAAGATTATATAGTGATTTTAAGAAATATAAATATATACCTAAAGATAATAATGGTAATCCACTGTTTACTAGAATTAAAGCTTATATAGATACTGCTGATGAAGGTTCAGATTACTTATGTTGTATTGTTTATGGTGAATATAATAAGGAAGCTTATGTATTAGATGTTTTATATACTAAGGAGCCTATGGAAGTTACAGAAACCGCAACAGCTAAAATGCTTTATGAAAATGAAGTTAATATAGCAGATATAGAGAGTAATAACGGTGGACGTGGATTTGCAAGAAGTGCAGAGAGGATATTAAAAGAGAAATTCAATAGCAATAAAACAAAGGTTAAGTGGTTTCATCAAAGTAAGAATAAAAAGGCTAGAATACTTTCTAATGCTACGTGGGTTATGGACCATATATATTATCCAATTAACTGGAGAGATAAATGGCCAGAATATTATAAGGCAATGAACAAATACCAACGTGAAGGTAAGAATAAACATGATGACGCTCCAGATGCAACAACAGGTGTGGCAGAAAATGTAGGAAAAGGTAATTCAATTTCATTTGATTAAGGAGGTGTTTAGATGTTTTTTATAGATAAGATATTAAGTAATGGATCTAATTCAGTAATGAGCTTAGAAGAAATTATTCAAGAGGAAATAAAAGAATGGAATAGTTCACAAACAAGACAATTAATGTTAGATGGAGAAAGATATTATAAAGGTGATACTGATATACTAAAACGCAAAAGAATGGCTATAGGTGAAGATGGAGAATTAGAAGAAGTTAAGAACTTAGCAAATAATAAACTAGTACATCAATTTGTTAGAAAGCTCGCAGACCAGAAAGTGGGTTATTTATTAAGTAAGCCTTTAAGTGTACAAACTGATAACGAAACATATAAAAATGTATTAGATGATATATTTAATAAGTCCTTTATGAGATTACTTAAGAATTTAGGTAAAGATGCCATTAATAAAGGTATAGCATGGGCTCAAATTTATTATAATTCAGATGGTGAACTACGATTTAAAAGATTACCTAGTGAAGAGATTATTCCACTATGGAAAGATTCAGAGCATACAAAATTAGATGCACTTATTAGGGTATATGAAGTTATAGTTTATGAAGGTAAGACTAAAAAGACAGTACAAAAAGTTGAATACTGGGACACGAAACAAGTGTTACGATATATTAACGATAATGGTAAGTTGATAACTGATGTTGAAGCTCCAGAAGATGAAGGGCATTTTAGTATAATTAATAAAGATGGTACCAAGCAATCATTCACATGGTCAAAGGTACCATTTATTTATTTTAAGTACAATGATGAAGAGCAGCCATTAATTAAGTTTGTAAAATCTTTAGTAGATGATTATGACAGAAATAAAAGTGACAATAGTAATAACTTGGAGGACCTTCCAAACTCTATTTATGTGCTTAAGGATTATGATGGAACTAACTTAGGAGAGTTTAGAAAAAATATGTCCTTATATAGAGCTGTTAAAGTTACAGGAGATGGTGGAGTTGAAACAAGAAACTTAGAAATTAATGTTGAAGCTTATAAAACTCATATAGAACAAACTAGAAAAGATATTTATGAATTTGGTAGGGGAGTTGATACTCAATCAGATAAATTTGGAAACTCTCCAAGTGGCATTGCTCTTAAGTTTTTATATAATGATTTAGATATGGATTGCAACATAATAGAAACAGAATTCCAGGCATCACTTGAATATTTATTGTGGTTTGTGAATCAACATTTAATTAATACTGGACAAGGTGACTTTACTAATGAAAATGTAGAATTTGTGTTTAATAGGGATACCCTTATAAATGAAACTGATAGTATTAATAATTGTCAAAGTAGTGTTGGCATTATATCAGATGAAACCATAGTAGCTAATCATCCATGGGCCACTAAAGATGAACTAGAAAAGATAAAAAAACAGAAAGAAGAACGTGAATCAATGTATCCCAATTTTCCTTTAGAAGAAACACCAGAGGATGAAGAGGATGAAGAGAATGAGGAGTAAAGACTATTGGAAGAAACGTTCTGAAGTTGTAGCTAGTAAACAGTTTAAGAAAACAGATAATTATATTCTAAGTTTACATTTAGAGTATATAGAAGCTTTAAGTAGTATACAAAAAGATATAGAAGTCTTTTACGCTAGATTTTCTCAAAACAATGAAATATCTTTACAAGAAGCTAGACGTTTATTAAATTCAAATGAACTACATGAGTTTAAGATGGACTTAAAAGAGTTTACTCGAAAGGCTAAAGATAATAAAAATCTACAATGGGAAAAAGAATTAAACAATGTATCTTATAAGGTAAGAGTTACTAGGTTACAAGCTCTACAAACCCAAATAAGAAATCAAATAGAGAATTTGTATACTAAGCAACGAAATGACACTAGTAATATTTTAAGTGGAATATATGAAGATACTTATTATAGGAATATCTTTGAAGTACACAAAGGATTGGGAATCGGTATTAATTTTGCAAAGTTAGATACTAATATAATTAACAAAGTAATTACAGAGCCGTGGCATGGTGATAATTATAGTAGTAGGATATGGAACAATAAAGAAAAGTTAATAATGGAGCTACAAACCAATCTCACTCAATCTTTTATTCGCGGAGATTCTATAGATAAAACTTCTAAGGTGATAGCTGAAAGAATGGAAGTAGGTAAAAGCAGAGCTAGAACATTAGTTAATACTGAAAGTGCTAATATTGTTTCTAAATCAACCTTTAACAGCTATATTGGAAGTGGAGTTGTTAAAGAATATGAAATACTTGCTACTTTAGACTTACATACGAGTAAAATATGTAGATCATTGGATGGAAAAGTATTTAAAGTATCTGAAAAAGAAATAGGAGTTAATGCTCCACCATTTCACCCTAATTGCAGAACTACAATAATTCCTTATTTTCCAGATACAATAGATATAGAAAGAATAACTAGAGATTATGAAGGTGAGATTTATTATGTAGATGGGAAAACAAATTACAAGCAATGGTATGAGAAATATATTGCTTAAAATGGAGGTGAAAATAATGAATGATGTGTCAACTCATGGAGTACAAAGAATAAAAGCAGCTATATTTAAATTTAGCGGAGATTTTCGTATTGCCGATATAGTAACAGAAGCACTAATTGGTAATGGATATGATATTGACATAGAACCAATTAATGATGAATTTCATAGACCACAAGGTGAAAAAATTAATGTTTATACAGTAAAAAGATAGGATTAAAGGGCTAAGAAAGGAATGATATAAATGTACAAATTAAATACCATTCAAAAAAGAGAAAAATTAAACGAGGTTTATGTATTGGATGATAAGGGTCCAGGTGGAGCCAATCATGTTTATATGATATGTAAAAAAGATAAAGATATTTTAGACAGTGTACTAGTAGATATAAATTTTCAAAAAGGACCTCGTAAAGAAGGAAGTTCAACCAATGGTATACTAGATACAGATTTATTAGAAATAGTAAGAAATAGATTACAAGGTTTTCAAGAAGGTCCTTATGCTTGTGAATACAATGAAAAGGCTCTTAAACATATAGAAGAGGCTTTAATGTGGCTTAATAGACGTGTTGAAGATAGAATAGATAGAAATGTTTTAGGTACAAATAATAAATAATTAGGAGGTGATAGTAATGGCTAAGTATAAAAAGAAACCGGTTATAGTAGAAGCTGTTCAGTATACAGGAGATGTAAATACTACTGAAATTGAAGATATGTCATTTTATGAAGCATACAGGGATGGAGTTATTAGAGAAGAAAAAGGCAATTTGTTAATTAAAACACTGGAAGGAACTATGATTGCAAATAAAGGTGATTACATTATTAAAGGGGTGAATGGAGAGTTTTATCCATGCAAACCAGATATTTTTAAAAAGACATATGAATTAGTAGAATAATTTTGAAAGGAGTAAATAATATGCCAAAATTAAGTGAGATTTTAGAAGAATTTTATTCTCAAATACCAGAGGAGTTACAAGCTAAATACAAGGATGTTGATTTAGTAGATAGTAAGCAATATATTACTAAAGATAAATTTGATGCTTTAGATGAGCAGCTTAAAAATGCTGATACAACTATTACTGATTTAAAGAAAAGTAATAAAGATAATGAAGAACTTCAAATCAAGGTTACAGATTATGAAACCAAGGTTAAAGACTATGAAAAGAAAATACAGGATATGCAATTTAATTATGCATTAGAAGGAGCTTTAAAAGGTGCCAATGTAAGAAACACAAAGGCTGTTAAAGCTCTTTTAAATTTAGAAGGAGTTAAATTAGATGGCGAGAATATTTTAGGACTTAAAGAGCAAATAGAAGCATTACAAAAAAGCGATAGTTATTTATTTGCAGAAGAACAAAAACCTAAGTTTTCAGGAGTAGAACCTACAGATGGAAGTAAAACATCACAAGGTTATAATCCTTGGAAAAAAGAAAGTTTTAATCTAACAGATCAAGGTAAAATATTTAAAGAAAATCCAGAACAGGCCAAACAATTAATGGCTCAAGTTGGAATAAATCAATAATAAAGGAGATGTGTGAAATATGGGAACAAAATTAAGTGATGTAATTGTACCAGAATTATTTAACCCTTATGTGGTTAATAGAACAATGGAGAAGAGTGCTTTAGTACAAAGTGGGATTATAACAAATAACAGTGAATTTGATGGCTTAGCTTCACAGGCAAGTCCTTTAATTAATATGCCATTCTTCGAGGATTTAACAGGAGAGTCAGAACAAATAATTGAAGATACAGACTTAGAAGCAGCTAAGATTACGAGTAATAAAGATGTAGCAGCTATTTTAAGAAGGGCTAAAATGTGGAGTGCTACAGATTTGTCAGCTGCACTTGCTGGTAAAGATCCAATGGCAGCTATAGGAGAATTAGTAAGTGGATTTTGGACTAGAGATATGCAGAAAGAATTAATTGCAATTCTTAAGGGTGTATTCTTAAGTACATCAATGAAAAATAACTTACTTGATATATCAGCTATGACAGAAGGAGCAGCTAAGTGGTCAGCAAGTGCTTTTATAGATGCTCAACAGATGCTAGGAGATGCACAAGAACTTTTAACAGGTGTTATGATGCACAGCGCTGTTAAATCAGAGTTAAAGAAACAAAACTTAATTGAAACAATAAGACCAAGTGATAGTCCAGAGTTTGATGTATATCAAGATAAGAGAGTAATAGTTGATGATGGCTGTCCAATTGATGCAGGCGGTGTTTATACTACTTATTTATTTGGACAAGGAGCTTTAGCGTTAGGTAATGGTAATCCAGTAGGATTTGTACCAACTGAAACTGATAGAGATAAAAAGAAAGGTTCAGGTGTTGATTATTTAATTAATAGAAAGACTATGATTCTTCATCCTAGAGGAATTAAATTTACTAATGCTAAAGTAGCAAAAACAGAAGGGCCAAGTAGAGCTGAATTACAAGAAAAAACTAACTGGGAAAGAGTATATGAACCAAAACAAATAAGAATAGTTGCATTTAAACATAAAATATAAGAAGGTGAGTTTAATGACTCCACTAGAAAAATTAAAAAAACTTTTAGGTATATCCTTGGATAATGACTCCAAGGATTTTTCATTGCAATTCGCCATAGAGGATGCTGAACAAACAATAAGGGATTATTGTCACATAAAAGAAATCCCAGAACAATTAAATAATACTATTTTAAGAATGGCTATAGACATATACAGAAATGAGAACCTAGGGGAAGAAGAGAATCCTTTAGGTTCCATTTCCTCTATAAGTGAAGGGGATACTTCTATAAGCTATAGGAGTGCTAATGCTGAATTTAAGGATAGCCTAGTAAAAGACTATAAAGCTAAACTTCATAAATATAGAAAGTTGGTTTGGTAATATGCTTAAAGGTATAGAAAAGGCTAGAAAGCAAGCAAGAAAAGCTATTGAAAGTTTATACGATTGCACTTGTAATATAACCGGAGGAAAAGAAAAGGTTAAAGATCCTGTTACTAAAGAAACTAAATTAATACCAAAAATAAAATATGAAAAACAATCTTGTAAAATATCTAAGCAAAGTTTATCGAAAAATAACCAAACCGATACAGTAAACAAAGTTCTATATGAGATTAAACTTTTTATAGCTCCTGAAGTTGAAATTAAACAAGGTGATGAAATAGAAATTACTAACCAATTTGGGATTATAACTAAATATAAAGCTGGAGAAGGATTTCCTTATTATACACACCAGGAAGTTATTTTAAATAAAGAGGATAAAGCTTAATGGCTAGATTAGCGAGTTTTGATTACTCTGATTTTAAAAATATGACCAAGAGTTTTCAAAAGGCACTTGATGAAAGAGTAATTGAAAGATGGATAAGAGAATTTTTGTTGGAGATGGCATTTAGAGCTGAAAGAAAGATTAAAAAAAGAACTCCAGTAGGTGTTTATAGCAATCAAGTGTCCTTTACAACTAAGGATGGTAAAGAAGTAAACTTTACAACTAGTAGCTCTAAAACAGGAGGACATTTAAGACGTAACTGGCAAGTAGGAAATGTAATAAAGCAAGGTGACTCTTATGTAGTGGAGATATTTAATAATACTGAATATGCTTCTTATGTTGAGTATGGGCATAGAACTAAAAACCATAAAGGTTGGGTTGAAGGTAGATTCATGGCCACAATATCAATGCAAGAGATTGAAAGACAATTACCTAAGTTTTTAGAACGAAAACAAGTAGAATTATTGAATCAAATACTTAATGGTAGAGCTTAAAGGAAGTGATAATATGAAGATAGTTTTAGCTATTGGGTTATTATTTTATATGATTGTTGTAATTTATCATTCATTAAGTGAATTTAGGCAAGGAAAGAAACTAGAGGCAATATTTGATTTATTAATATTTATTGTAACTGCATTATTTATAATAACAACTCGAGTGTTGTTAAAGTAGGTGATAACATATCAAATATAAATGATTTAAGAATAGGGATTAATCAAACATTGGATAAAGAATTTCCTAACATAAATATATATGGAGAAGAAATAAAACAAGACTTTGAGGAGCCTTGTTTTTTTATTAAGGTTTTAAGTTCAGGCCAAGGTAAGGAACTTAATATTAGATATAAGAAAAATATATCTTTTGATATTCATTATTTTAGTGATAAAGAGGATTTAAATAATGATTATAATGATATGGTTGAGAAGCTTTATGAAGTGCTTGAATATGTAAAAGTAAATAATAGTTTATATAGATCTAGTAAAATGACACATGAGGTTATAGATGGAGTTTTACACTTCATGTTGCAATTTAATTATCATGTGCTTAAGGAAATTGAAAAAGCTCCTAAAATGAATAAATTAAAACAGGAGGTATATTTAAATGGCAGATAAAGAACAAGAAATTAAATTTACTAAAGAACAAATAGTAAATTCAAGGCAATTTACAGTTATAGAAAAAGATATACTTAAAGCACTACTAGAAAATGAACAATATAGCATAGATGAAGTTAAAAAAATATTAGAAAAGTTTAATAAAAAAGAGGTGAAATAATATGGCTGGTGGAACTTGGGAAAGACAAAATAAAATCAGACCCGGGGCTTATATAAATTTTAAGTCAAAGAAAAATGGTCAAACGCCAATAGGAGAAAGAGGAATTGCAACTCTACCATTGGAATTACCTTGGGGACCTGAAAAGCAAGTATTGCCGATATATGCTGATGATGATTTATCTAAAGTATTAGGTATAAATATAGCTGATGAAAGTGCATTACTTATTAGAGAAGTATTAAAGAAAGCTAAGATACTTTTATTGTATAGACTTAATGAAGGTACTAAGGCTACTGCTACATTGGAGGGACTAACAATAAATGCTAAATGCACTGGAACCAAAGGGAATAATATTACTGTAATAATCCAAAACAGTATAGATTTTACAGAAAGTTTTGAAGTTATTACTATATTTGAAGGAAATAAGGTGGATAAGCAATTAGTAAAAACTATAGAAGACTTGAAAGATAATGATTATGTTGATTTTAAAGGAACTGGAGACTTAAAAACCTCCGCTGGATTACCACTTAAAGGTGGAGCTGATGGTAATGTTACCAATCAAGGATATACTGATTATTTGGCAACTATTGAACCTTATGAATTTCATGCCATGGGTATTCCAACTAAAGATCCTACTATAAAAGCAGTAGCCACTACATTTATAAAGAGACTTAAAGAAGATGGTAGACAGGTGCAGTTGATACTAGAAAATTATCCCGAAGCTGATAGTGAAAATGTTATTAGTGTTAAGAATGGTGTAATTTTAAGTGATGAAACAATAATAAAATCTGATAAAGCAGTTGCATTTTTAACAGGAGCTACTGCTGGGGCAAATGTAAATCAATCAAACACCTATCTAGAATATCCAGGTGCCATTGATGTAGATACTAAATACACCAACAGAGAAATAGAAGAAGCTTTATTAAACGGAGAAATAGTCTTTACTATTAGTAATAGAAAAGTAGTAATAGAGCAGGATATTAATACATTTAAAAGTTTTACAGAAGATAAAGGAAAAGACTATAGAAAGAATAGAGTTGTAAGAACTTTATTTGAAGTGAATAATGGCAGTAGGCTATTATGGGAAACCAATTATATTGGTAAAGGTGATAATAGCGAAGATGGAAGAAATTTATATAAAAAGGATGTAATTAAGTTCTTAGAAAAATTACAGGGAATTGGAGGACTTGAGAATGTTGTTCCAGAAGATGTTGAAATTAAAAGAGGACAGGATAAAGATTCTGTAGTAGCTAGAATGGGGGTACAACCAATAGATGCTATGGAAAAGTTATATATGGATGTGGAGGTGGAATAGTAAATGTCTTTTTTAGAGTTTAAGGATACAATAAGTGGACAAGAAGGAAGGGCATACGCAACAATAGATGGTCGAAATGAAGAATTATTTTATGCAAAGAAAATTGAATCAAAGGTTGAAAAAGAAAAAAGTGAGGGTAAAACCTTAGGTAAAAGAGGAACACAAAGTAAAGCAAAAGGATATAAGGGAACTGGTACATTAACAATTTACTATATAACATCTTTATTTAGAGAAATGATGATTAAATATATGAAAGAAGGTATAGATACTTATTTTGATATGACTGTAGTAAATGAAGATCCAACAAGTACTGTAGGAAAACAAACAACAGTACTTAAAAATTGTAATTTAGATGAATGTCCAATGGCATTACTTGACGTAGATTCAGATTCATTAGAAGAAGAAATAGGATTCACATTTGATGATGTAGATTTATTAGATAAATTTAGCAAACCAGTATTAGGATAATGAGAGGAGAATATTATATGAATAATTTTGAAGATTTCTTAATGGATAGTTTTGAGGAAGTAGAAGAAATAGAAAGAGAAATAACTATAGGTGGCAAAAAGAAGAAAATGAAATTTAAACCGATAAGTGCTGATAAAGGTGACGAACTTAGAAAGAAATGCAAAAAGGTAAAATTAGTTAAGGGTCAAAAAATGATTGAAACTGACCAGGATAAATTTGTAAGTAATCAAATAATAGAAACTACGATATATCCAGATTTAAAAAATTCAGAACTACAAAAGGCTTGGGGAGTAATAGGTGCAGAGGAGCTTTTAAGTGCAATGAAGTCAAGAATGACTGATGGTGAGTATGCAGATTGGTCAAGCACTGTTATAGAAATAAATGGATACGATAAAGGTATGCAGGAGTTAGTAGAAGAAGCAAAAAACTAATCAAGGGAGGGGATGGTGAAGCTAATTATGCTCACTATGCTCTCCACAGGTTAAAGATTCTTCCTAGTACATTAATAAATATGAATAGAAAAGAAAGGGCTTTTATATATGCTTCCATAGATTTGCATATAGAGAATGAAAAGAAACAAGCGGATAAAACTAAAAGAAAAAGATAATATTGAAACAAACCCCATTATTTGCTATTATTAAAATGATTTAATAAGGGGGATGCTAACATGGGATTATTTTTTAAAAGTAAAGAAAAGTGTTGTATTTGTGGTAATGAAGAAGGAAAAAAGAAAATATCTAGCGGATTTATCTGTAAACAGTGTTTACATTTGTGTAGTATTAATTTTCAAGTAAAAATAAATAAAAATACAACAAAAGAAGCAATATTAATTGAAATGGAAAAGAATAAAAATAATAAAAAATTAGTAGCTGATTTTACAACTACTAAAAAAATAGGACCTTATATAGAATTTGATGAACAAAAAGGATTATGGCTTATACCAGACGGATTTGGAGGCAAGAAAGTTAATCCTAGAATACATGCTTTTGGTGATATTGTAGAATATGAACTTTTACAGGATGGTGATAGTATAACAAAAGGTGGGCTTGGAAGAGCAGTTGCTGGTGGTGTATTATTAGGAGGAGTTGGGGCAGTTGTTGGTGGAGTAACTGGTAAAAAGAAAACTAAATCTGTGATTAATAATTTAAGAATTAAAATAACTGTTAATGATACTAGTAATCCAAGTGTTTACATAGATTTAATAAAGACACCAACAAAGGACAACTCATTTATATACAAAACAGCATATTCTTCAGCTCAAGAAATACTTTCAATGTTGTCTATAATTACTCAGAAGACTAGTGATAAAAATATAAATACCAAAACATCTGTGGCAGACGAATTAATAAAATTAAAGGGATTATTAGATGAAGGAATATTAACACAAGAGGAATTTACCTCTGAAAAAAATAAACTATTAAATAAATAAAGGAAAAAGCACTTACTTTAATGTGGGTGCTTTTATTATGCTAGAAAGGAGGTAAAGATGGCAACAGTATCAACGGCTCTTAAAATGTTTGACCAAATGACGAGACCATTACAGCAAGTTACACAAGCTTTAAATTTAACTATAAGTGCTATGGATAATCTAAATAATTCAGCTAATAGGGATATAAGAATAACAAATACTTTAAACACTGCAAGAGGAGCGATTCAAAGAGCTTCTGCTGGATTACAAGAATTAGTTAATCAGCAAGACAGAGCTCAAAACAATCAAAATAGATTAAATGAATCTTTTAATAGAGGATCTAGTGAAGCAAATGGGTTAACAAGTAAAGTAAAAAATTTGCTGGGTGCTTATTTGGGGTTCCAAGCTGTAAAAAAGGGTATGGATTTAACTGTAGGAGGAGGAGCAAGACTAGAGCAACAATTAATTACTATAAGTGGTATGTTGGGTAACAAAGATATAGGGAAAGCTTTTTTTGAAAATCTCAACAAATATGCAAATGAGAGTGTATATGGATTAAAAGAGTTTAATACCATAACACGATCATTTATACAGTTTACAAAAAATACAGATAAACTTATGGACTTAAATAAGACAGCTGAAAAACTAGCGTTCTTAGATCCAACACAGGGATTAGAAGGTGCAGGATTTGCATTAAAAGAGGCTTTAGGAGGAGACTTTATGTCCTTAAAATCTAGATTTGGATTTGGTAAAGCTGACGCTGAAATATTAAAAGCGTCAAAGTCTATGGATGAGTTTATAAGCAAGTTTGATGAATTATTAGCTAAAAAAGGTGCTACTGATAAAGCTTTGGAAGAATTTAATCAATCTGCAATAGCTCAACTTAATAACCTTAAATCAAACATAGAAACTGCGTTTGCACAGGCAAGTGAAACTGCGTTAGAAGTTTTAAAACCTTTGCTTAGCAGAATAAATGAAGGATTTAAAAATGGAAGTTTTGAAGGGTTTTTTAATGGCATAAGTGTAGGCTTGGATATAATCGTGAATTTAATAATGGATGCTATAGACATTGTTACATGGCTAGGTCAAGCGGTTAGTGATAATTGGAGCATAATTAGTCCTATTGTTTGGGGAATTGTAGCTGCAATGATAGCTTATAATGCAACAATGGGAATTGCATGGTTAACAACTATAATGGATATCGGAGCTAAAATTGGACATACTATTGCATCTTGGGCAGAAACGGCGGCTGTAATTGCTTTAACAATTGCACAAGAGGGATTAAATGCAGCATTAGCGTTATGTCCTATTACTTGGATTATTATTGCAATAATTATATTAATAGCTTTATTTTATGCAGCGGTGGCGGGGGTTAATCATTTAGCGGGTACAAGTATTTCAGCCACTGGAGTTATTGCGGGATCATTTATGGTAGCACTTGCTTTTATAGGAAATTTATTTGTAGCATTTTATAATTTAGTTGTTGATATTATAGCTTTGTTTTATAATCATTTTGCTGCATTTGCCGAGTTCTTCGCTAATGTATTTAATGATCCTATAGGTTCTATAATTAGGCTATTTGCAGCAATGGCAGATGAAGTTTTAGGGATACTTAAAAGTATAGCCTCCGCTATAGATACGATATTCGGCTCGAACCTTGCCAATGCAGTAGGTAATTGGCAAAATGGACTTCAAGGTGCTGTTGATAAATTAGTTGGTAAACCTAAAATTCAATTTCAAAAGATGGATTCTTCTGCAATGCATTTGGATAGATTTGAATATGGTAAAGCATATGATTCAGGGTATGGCGTGGGTAAAAACATAGGTGATAAATTTGATTTAGGAAATATATTTAATAAAGGTAATATTCCAGATATGGGTAAAATGCCAGATATGGCGGCATGGAATAAAGCACAAGGACCAGGAACATTAGGAACTGCAGGAGATGATGGCAAAAATAAAGGTAGTAAATCCCCAAGCGGAAACAAAGGATTGAAAGATGCTAACAATCATCTTAAAAATATAGACGATAAAATAGATATTAGCAATGAACACTTAGAAATGATGAGAGATTTAGCAGAAATGGAAAGCATACAAAACTTTGTAACTCTAACTCCAACAGTACAAGTTACTACTGGGGATATTAAAGAAGAAGCAGACATAAACAAAATAATATCTAAGATAGAGAACTACATGGAAAATGAATTGGCTAACAGTGCCGAGGGGGTATATGCTTAATGTATAAAATGTATTTAGGAATTAATGAGGGTGAAGAAGGTTTCGTCCTCCCTGTACTCCCAGAAAAAATTGAGTTTGACGAAGATGGAAATAATAAAACATACGATGTAATTAATTTAGGAGAAATTAATACAATAAATTTACCCAAGTTAACTGAAATAAGTTTTGAAAGTTTCTTTCCCAAGCATAAAGGTCCTTATGTAAGCTCGGAGCAATTATTTGAACCGAGCTTTTATATTGCAAAGATTAGAGAATGGAGAAATAAAAAACAAAAGATAAGATTTATATTTGTAGGAAGTCCTCTAGAAGTAAATGATTTATTTACTATAGAAAGTTTTAAACCCAGCGAAGAAGGGGGAGAAGTTGGAGATATACATTATTCTATAGAACTTAAAAGATATAAAAACTATGCTGCTAAAAAAGTAGTTATAGTAACACCAAAAACTGCAGCCGCTAATCAATCTGTGAAAAAAGTAATAGCGAATTCCAAGGCTGCAAGGCCAAGCAATACTAATAAACCTAAAACACATACAGTTAGTGGTAATGATACACTGTGGCACATAGCTAAACGATACCTAGGAGATGGTAATAAGTGGCCACAAATTTATAATTTGAATAAAGATAAGATTAAGAATCCTAACTTAATATATACAGGACAAGTTTTAAGGTTACCATAGAGGTGGTGGATTAATGTGAATATACAATTGTTACTAGATAATAAAAAAGGAGAGATATTTGATATATCTGAATTAACAAGTGAAGTTACCTGGAAAACTAAAAGAAAAGATAAACCCTCTAGTTTGGATTTTGAGATATTAAAAGATAAGCAAATTACTATAACTAATGGTGATGTAATAAGCTTTAAAGTAGATAATAATCCAGTGTTTTATGGATATGCATTTGAAAATGGAGGAAGTAAAAATCCAATTACAAAAGTAACTGCTTACGATCAACTGAGGTACTTATTATTCAATGACACTTACGTATTTAAAAATAAAAAAGCAAGTCAAATATTAATACAAATTGCAAAAGATATAGGGTTGAGAGTAGGGACTATAGAAGATACAGGGTATGTTATACCACAGTTATTAGAAGATGATAAAAAATTACTAGATATAATATATAGTTCTTTAGAAAAAACCCTAATGAACAATAAAAGAACTTATACATTATATGATGATTTTGGATATTTAAACTTAAAAAATATAAATAACATGAAGCAACCTGTAGTTATTAGTGATGATAGTAACTTAGGAGATTATGATTGGAAAAATAGTATAGATAGTGATACTTATAATAGAGTTAAAATAGTAAGAGATAATAAAGATACTAAGGGTAGAGATGTTTATATAGCACAAGATAGCCGAAACATTGCTAGGTGGGGAAGATTACAGTATTTCAAAAAAGTAGATGAAAAAATGAACAAGGCGCAGATTCAAGAGATGGTTAATGCAGCATTAAAGCTTAAAAATAGAGAAACTAAAACTTTAAAATTAAAAGATGTTATTAGCACAGATATAGCAGCGGATTTAAAATTAAGAGCTGGTAGTGGTGTGTATGTAGATATAAAAGAAAAGGGAATAAAACAGTATTACCTTATAGAAGAAGCTACACATAAATTTTCTAAAGGACAACTTGTAATGGATTTTGATTTAAAGGTGGTGTAGATATGGGAATGATAGATACAATTAAAAAAGCAAGTATGGGAGCAGTGGGAGCTTGCAAACCTGTAGAAATAACTTTTGGTGAAGTTATAAATGCAGATGAATTAAAAATAAAAGTGGACCAGAAACTTATGCTAGATAGGGACTTTTTTATTGTCCCTGAAAGCTTAACTAAATATGAAATAGATTTAAAACATACTCATACTTATATAAATAATTCTAGTGAAAGTAACCTAAATACATCTTTAGATAAGTTATTAATTAGAGAAGGTTTAAAACAAGGGGATAAGGTACTACTTTTGAGAGTACAAGGTGGACAACAGTATGTCATTTTAGATAAGGTGGTGTAGGTGTGAGTGAGGTTAGTATATTACCACGAGGTGCAATACTTGATGAAGATATAGAAGTGGAACAAATAATCGAACCAACAAAAACGTATAAAATTAAAGATAATAGAATAGTAGGATTTATAGATAATGTAGAAGCCTTAAAACAAGCTATAGCTTTAATTCTAAACACAGAAAGATATGAGTATCTTATCTATAGTTGGAACTATGGGAGTGAACTTAATGGACTTATAGGTAGGCAAAAGGATATAGCAGAAAGTGAGTTTAAAAGAAGAATAAGAGAAGCTTTAAGCCAAGATGATAGGATTAATAATGTTGATAATTTTATATTTAATTATGATAAAGACGGTGTAGAAGTAAGTTTTACCGTCTTTTCTATTTATGGAGAATTTGCTGAAAGTGTGGTGAAATAGTTGTTTGAAGATCAAACCGAAGAAGTGATTTTAGATAGAATGATGAATAAAATATCCAATGATTTAGACAAAAGAGAAGGTTCTATAATTTATAATGCTTTAGCGCCAGCAGCTCAAGAAGTTGCTAAAATGTATTCAGATATGGATTATTTTTTAAAATGTACTTTTGCAAGCCCCGATATGCCAGAAGAACTTTTAGATTTAAGGGTAGCAGAAGAAGGTCTTAAAAGAGAAAAAGCAACTTATGCAATTAAAAAAGGATACTTTTATAACGAAGAAAATGAATTAATAGACATTCCTTTGAATAGTAGATTTTCTATAGAAGATTTTAATTTTATTGCAGTAGAAAAAATTTCTACTGGTTTATATAAAATGCAATGTGAAACAACAGGTATAGAGGGAAACTCTATAATAGGACCATTAATACCAATTGAATATATTGAAGAACTTTCTATTGCTACATTAGGAGAACTTATTATGCCAGGAGAAGATGTTGAAAGTAACGAGAGTCTATATGATAGATATATAGAGCATTTAAATGAGAAACCTTATGGAGGTAATATAGCAGATTATAAAATTAATACTAGGGCTATTGAAGGTGTTGGAACCGTAAAGGTATTTCCTATATGGAATGGTGGTGGAACTGTAAAAATAGTATTTTTGGATAGTGATTATAGTGTTCCTACAACAGAATTAATAGATAAGGTACAAACTATTTTAGATCCAGTACAAAATAAAGGCAAAGGTTTTGGTGTTGCTCCAGTAGGTCATGTTGTTACTGTATTAGGTGCTAAAGATATAGAGATAACTATAGAAACAAACATACTTTTAAAGAGAGGACTTACTATTGGCCAAGTTCAAGAAGATATTAAAAAAATTATAAATGAATATCTGAAACAACTTAGAAAACAATGGCATGAAGATGATAATACAATAGTTAGAATAAGTCAGATTGAAGCTAGAGTTTTGAATGTAGAAGGTGTAGCAGATTTATTTAATACTAAGATAAATGGTAAAGAGGAAAATTTAACTTTAGGAACTGAAGAAGTTCCAATATTGAAAGAGGTGGTATTAAGTGAAAAAGAAATTAATTGATTTTTTACCGCCACCAATAGCTGATATAGAAGATTTTAAACAAATTACTTCTACAGAAGATGTAGAGCTTGAGCTATTAGAAAAAGGACAGCAAAGAATCCTAAAAGAAAATTTTATAGACACTGCAACAGAATATGGTATAAAACATCAAGAAAAGTTATTTAAAATTAAAGCTGACCTATTAAATGATACATTGGAGTTTAGAAAATTAAGAATTAAAAATAGAAAGATGGATAAGATGCCTATAACTCATAGGGCACTTGAATATAAACTAAATGCCTTATTTGGCAAGGGTAACTATAAAGTTGAAGTACTTAATGATGAATATGTATTAAAAGTAGAAATAAATACTTTTGATTGGAGTATGTTTAATGAAATAATAGATAACTTTAGATATATAATTCCATGTAATATGATGTTAAGTTCTACTTTGGTGCAAAAAATAAATACTAATATTTATTTTGCTAGTGCTATAACAAGCGGCGAGGAAATAACTGTTTATCCATGGATGCCTAAAGATATAACATCTAAAGGTAAAGTTAATATAGCTATGGGTAGCAATACAGGAGTAGAAAACATAACAGTATACCCTAGAAAGGAGGCTTAATTAATGGCAGAACAATTTTATACAATACTAACCAAAATAGGTAAAGCGAAAATAGCTAATGCAACTGCATTAGGAAATAAAGTTAATTTTACAACTCTTAAGGTTGGAGATGGTAAAGGAAAATATTATAATCCAACAGAAGAACAGGAGGGTTTAGTTAATGAAGTATGGCAAGTCAATATAAATTCTATTAGAGTAGATGAAAACAATCCTAACTGGGTAGTTATAGAAGTTATAATACCAAGTTCCGTTGGTGGGTTTATGATACGTGAAGCTGGAGTTTTTGATGATGAAAATAATATGCTAGCCATAGGCAAATATCCAGAAACATATAAACCACAGGCTCAAGATGGAAGTACAAAAGATCTAGTTATAAGAACAAATTTAGAAATTAGCAATACATCTAGCGTAACTTTAAAGGTAGATCCAACGGTTATACTGGCTACACAGAAAGATATACAGATAATAAATAGTAATATGGTGGATTTAGGTGAAAGGGTAAGTAAAAACGAGGAAAATATAACTAGTATTAAGTCGGATTTGGCTGATATTACGACAGATAATAAAAGATTAACTAAAGATAAAACAATCACAGGAGCCATAAATGAGCTTTTTACAAATGCCAATAATGGTAAAAGTTTAATATCCAGCGTTGTTGGAACTCCATTATTGGCTACTGATACCTTCCAGCAACAAAGGGATAAAATACAAACATTGAAAAATACTTTTGCTACTAATTTAACTGCTAAACAACAAGTGTCAAATGGAAGTGAATCTTTATTAAATTTAATAAATAAAGTTGCTAATATAAATACAGGCAAAAAGTATGCTAAAGGAGAACTTAAAGAAGTTGAATTTACAGAAAATTTTATAATATCTTATTTAGATTTTAAACCAAGTATTATATTAATATCTGGTTGGGAAAATCGAAGCCCCAATTATGTAGATTTTACAATAAACATGATATACACTAGTGATGGTTTCATATGTGGAGGGCAATACACATCCGACCAATTAAAAGGATCTACGCTTTCAGTACGTGCTGGTGCTGGCTCAGGCAATAATTTCAAATTCACAACTGATTTTACGGATGATATAACTGCAACTAATAATGGATTTGCTATTCAGAAAAACTTTTTTTTAACCTGTATCCATAGTAATTTTAAATGGATAGCAATAGAATAAGGGGTGATAAAATGCAATTTGGTAAAAGATTAATATTTGATAAAAATACAGGTGTTATTTTAAATAATTCATTCGGTGAAATAATTACAACTTCAAATATAGATTTAAGACCAAAAGAAATAGATTTCATAGATTTACCGTATAGTTATAATGAAAATAATTTTAAAAATGCAATAGAATATCATATAGATATTTTTAAAAATAAAAACACTAGCAACTTAAAAGATTTAATTGTTATAACACAATATATGGAGCGTGTAGAAACCAATGAAGAGAAACTTAAAAGAGAAAAGCAAGAATTAGAAAATCAATTATTATTAAAAGAAAATAAAGAAACAGGAGGTATATTATAATATGGTTAATGAAATAGTAGTAAGAATAATAGCTGAAAGGATTATATATAAAGGTGAAAATCCTTTAAGGCAACGACCTTTCTTATTAGATGATGTAACTAATGAGGAGTATAGAAAAGCAGTAGAAGATTATATAATTAAAAATACAGCAGATGTTACAGGTGTAGAAGAAGCTACGCAATAGATAAATATTATGAAGTAAACAAAAACTTAATAAAGGCAAAGTAGGGACCATATAGGTCTTTTTATTTTGCTTATTTTTAATTTAAGAAGTGAATTATTAATTATAATTTGGTATTATAAAGTGGTGAGTATAAATTATAGTTACATGGGAGGGATTGTTATATGAGTAAATTGGATAAATATATTGAATTAATATTTGTGGGAATAATTACAGCTTTATTATACTATTTTACATATATGTTTCAAGTAGGGTATTTATCTTATTATAATATTCCAAGTGCATTTGTAGAAATTAATTCATCCATTGTTATAAGAAGAATTATATTTTTATTTACTATTACCACTTTAGTTTTACTATCTACACAAGGAATTTTTAGTGTTTTAGTAGATATATTTCCAAAATGGATTTCTAATGATATTAAAATATTATCAGTTTGCTTATCAGGTATACTTTGGTTAAGTTCTGTTAGTGTGAAATATCATAAAATTCCTAGTATGCTAATTTTATTGATAATTCTTTTTATATTAAAAATATGTCAAATTAGGGTAAAATATAAACAAAGAAGCATTGAAAAAGAAATAGCAAATAAAAATACACCAATGTTTTTTGATGGTATAATAAAAAATCATCCTAAAATTTATAATATATTAATATGTATGATTATAATTATGTTTATAGGTGATCTAGTTAAAAATATAGGAGGGTTAATTGTAGAACTTAATCCAAGAGAAATTGAGATTAATATAAATAATAGAAGAGCAATCTTGGTTTCAGAGTATAGATCTAAATTAATTATAAAATATAAAAAAGCTAATTCAAATGAACTTGAAGATGGGTTTAATATTATAGAAATAAAAGATGACTTTAAAATGATTTTTAATAAAGAAAAAGGAGTATTTAATATAGCTCCTTTCTAACTATATTTTGGAGGTGTAATGTGGAATTAAAAGTCTGCGAAGAAAAGCATAAAAGGATAGAAGAAAAAATAAATGTACATGATATTAGGATTAATAATCATTCAGAAAGAATTGATAAAATAGAAGTAACATTAGCAGAAAGTAAGGCAGATATTAAAAACTTATGTAAAGATATTAGAAATCTAACAAGCATATTAAAATGGTTATGTACATTAATGGGAAGCTCTTTAGTGGCTTTCTTTTTTTATGCAATTCAGCACAATTTATTTAAATAGAAAGGTGGGTGTTTAAATGAAAGAAAGTAATAATATTATAAAATTTTTAGAGCAATTTCTACAGATTAAAAAGATTATAGCATTACTTACTACAATAGTATTTTGTATTTTAAGTACAAAAGGAAACTTATCTAGTACAGAATTTTTGAGTGTATTTACATTAATAATAGGGTTTTATTTTGGACAAAGTTCAGCTAGACAAGCGGTAAAAGAAAGTAAAGAGCAGGATTAATGCCTGTTCTTTTTTATTATTAAAATAATTAGGAGGAATGTTTTATGTTATTTAATTTAAATCCAGGACACACATTAAGTGGTGGAGATGTAGGAACTAGAGGAATAAATGGATTAAAAGAAGAAGTATTAACAAGGCAATTAGTAGGAGAAATAGATAAAGAATTGAGAGGCAGAGGACATAGCACTAACATATGTAGAGTAGATTATGCATCAACATTGCAAGAAAGTTTAAATAAACAAGTAGCTTTATGTAATTCAGTAAATGCAGATTTAAATATCTGTATACATTTTAACACTACAGTAGGTGGTTATGGATCAGAAGTGTATACTTATAATGGTAAGTATTTAGTAGAGGCAGATAGAGCATTAAAGCAATTAAATAATTTAGGATTTAGGAATAGAGGAATTAAAGACCAACCCTTGGCATTAACTAAAAGAACTAAAGCCAAAACAATTTATATAGAAGTATGCTTCATAGATAGTTCTCATGATGTAGCTATACTTAATAAATATGGAATGAATGGAATCGCCAAATCAATAGTAAATGGTGTTTTAGGCACATCTTCAAATGTAACACCAAGCAAGCCATCTACTAGCGATAATGGATGGGTTAACTTAGATTGTAAAACAGGTACTATAAATACACCAAGCGGTGTAAATATAAGAGAAGCTAAAAATACATCTTCTAAAATATTAGGAGCTTTACCTAATGGTGCAAAAGTACAATTATATAGAAAAGAAGGAGATTGGATACATATTTATTATCCACCACATGGGGGTTATGTCTATGGGAAATATATAAGATATTAATTTTAAAGGTACTTCTGTAATGGAAGTACCTTCTTTTTATTGGGGAAATTATCATAAATTATATAAAAATTACACAAAAGGTATTGATTTCTCATACTACGTGTAGTATAATTATATTTGTAAGGAGGTGAGGGAAAAAGGTGGTCAAATGGATAAAAAAATTAAAAAAGCTTGATAAGCTACTGGGAATAGTTATCAAGCTACTAGTAAAAATAACAATCATAATAATGCTACTGAAACAGCTATATGATTTGTTATGAACACAGGGGAGGAAAACTCCTCCCTTACTCTTATAATACCACCTTAGTAAATATGAGTAAAGATTTAAAAATATTATTTAAATTAATATTAAAGATAACCATTAAGTTTATTGCTATAGCTCTATTAGTATGCTTGATATTTAAAATAGTTATGTAGGAGGTTTTCAAATGGGAAAATCTAAACAGACAATAGCTAACCAGAATTGGGAGAAAAAAAACAGAGAATACGCAAGCTATTTAAAGAGTCGTAGTAGTGCTAGAAGCTTTATAAGAAATAAAGCAACGCTTGAGGACATAGAAGAATTTATGGATCTATTAAAAGAAAGAGAAGAATTGTTAAAACAAGAATTGGGGGATTAAAAAAAATGAAAAAGGTGGTTATAAGTTTATTAACAGGCTTACTAATAGGAGCTTCAACTAGATTTGTTGGTGTAGCCAATGCGGTTGCACCAGCAGAAGACAATGGAAGAGAAAAC